CGCCGTAGCGGCGGCAAGTTCGGACGTGCTGATATGGCCCTGCGCAGCGAGGGCATTGTATTCGGCAAGCTCGCTATTGAGGCGCGCCTGTGCAGTTCCGAGCGGATCGATTTCCGCGCGGAGTCTGGCAACTGTGGCAGCGACTTCAATCTGTCCGCGTGCCTGTGCGGCAGCGGCGTCCTGTGCAGCCTGCGCCTGATTGATCAGGTCGCGAACAGCGGCACGGGAGGCGGCTGAAACCTGCTTTGTGCCCTCCAAAATTTTCGCAACGCCCGTCTGATTTACGTCGAGGCCGAGGCGAGGGGCGACCGTCTTCTGTAGCTTCTGCTGCAAGTCAGTCAGGATACGCGAATATTCCTGCGCATCGATCTTGCCTGCTTCCAAAGCACGGGAGGCGGTATTCGCTCCACGTTCAAAGCTTCCCCACGCGGCAGGGGAACCGGCCAGATTTTTCTCTAGCCGATCCAATTCGCGAGAAATGTTGCCGAGGCGCTTACTGGAAGTGTCAGTCGATTTAGCGAATTCTTCCGTCGCCTTTTCAGCCTGCCCGGCAGACTTTGACAGCTTGTCGAGCTTGCGGGCGACCTGATCAACACCCTCTTCCTTGGCGCGAAAAGTAGCTGTAGAAATTCTGTTGTTATCGGCCACTATTATTTCCTCGCGCCAAGCACGAAGAGCGCATTGGCTGCCATTTCGTTAAATTCTTCGTCGGTTTCAGCGTCTTTCGCCGGTTCTTCCATCTTGAAGCCAGCGAGCTTCACTTGCAGACGGACCCGGTTTTGTTCGGCTTCGCGGGCGGCTTCAATTGCCAGATGCAAGCGGCCCAAGTCGCAGGTGAGGATTTGCTTATCCGACCAACCGGGCAGCGCTTGGACCGCTGCCTTGTAGGTCAGTACAAGAGCCTCTTCAGGCGTGATCAGAGATGCGTCTGATCGTTTCCCTCATCGTCCTGCTGATCGTCGTCGCCGTCTTCGACCGGCTCTTTGCCGCCGTTCTGAAGGATGCGGAGATAGCGAATGAAGGGATCAATCAGCTTGTTAATGCCTTCGCCGTAAATCGCCTCGTCAAGGTCGGAACTTGAAATGTTCTTCTTGGAAAAGCCTTGCTGGCCTACGAACAGAAAAGCATTCAAATCGAGTGCAGCAATGGCCTGCATCGCGCCAAAATAACCGCCGTACTGGCGACAGATTGCGGTAGCAGCCTTGAGGCTCGGCTTCAGCGTATAGGTTTCACCATCAAGCGTTACATCAACGCCATTATTTAGCTTAGACATGTTTTAAAATCCTAGTTATTGGGAATATTGGGATTGAAAGGGTGGCGGCGCGCCTCCCAACAAAGCAACGCCGCCTAAGCCCCGTAGGGCTATTGCTTAGTCAACGACGATTGGCTTCTCGGTCAGTTCAAGGGAGAACGTGATCGTCTGCGTGTCGTTAGGACCGCCAAGCCCGATGTTCTGGCTCATGACCAGACCAGAGACGTAGTAGACGGCAAATTCGCCGCCCGGCTGCGGAAGCTCGATCTTAAAGTTGAAGGCATCAAAGCCTTCACTGGCAGCAACTGCGGCAAGCTGACCGGCATCTTCACGCAGGAGAGAGCAAACAAGCTCCATTGTGCCGCTATTGCGTGTTCCAACAGCTTTCCGCGTGCGACCGTCGCCAACTTCGTCAACGGTGATTACCTGCGCGGAATCGCCAAATCCGGAAATCGAGCGGATACCGCCGATAATCGTGTAGGGACCGGTCGCAACAGTGGCTTCGTTAAAGGTGGTGGTCGCAGCGCCGATAGAGACGCGGGTACGGGCGACCGGAAGAGGATTGGCCATCTAAAATTCCTTATGAAAATGGCAGGTGTAAAGGCCTTGGTCGGCCCGGTTATTCCGCGTCAGCGGAATCTTCTTCGACAGCAATAGGGGCAGGACCGGGAACGGTTTCCCGTGCGACCTTGGCTGCTGTGCGTTCATTGACGCCGACGACAATCAAGCGGGCGGCAGATTTGGCTACGACATGCATGTTGTCGCGGTCGATATCGACGTTGGCGCTTTCACCGGGCGTAATCTCGATCCGGCTGCCATCGTTCTGCGTAAAGCGCACATAATCGGTGCTGATATTGGCAATATTCATTGCTTTAACCTTTGATGTAATATTCGTAAGGAATGGCAATCGACAGGCGGTAGTAGCCTTCGGCTTCAGACCTATCGTCGGTCGTTGCGGAGCCGGGAGCGAAGGTTTGAACGCCCTCGAATTCAGCACCGCGAAACAGGCTGGCAATTTCGTCTAGCCATTCGCGGCCTTGATGGGTCCCGGTGCCGCGTTCGACGGACAGGACGAAGCGAAACGCGCCTTCCTCAAGGAAGAAACCATCGGTTGAGTGCCACTCGGATCGTGACCACGGAAACTGGACCGTCAGGAATGGGCCATGCCCTACCGGAACACCCTCGCCATCATTCTCGACTAGGAAAGGCGCACTATCGAAATTCTCTGTCAGGCGGCGTTCAACGGCTTGGACAACTTGCAGACTAGCCATCAGAACGGCCTCACGATTATTGCCGGTTGGCGATTTTCCTTATCGCCTTCGCCCGGCAGAGTGCGGAAGCTGAAACGGATGCGGGCTAGGTTGCCGAAGCGCTTGTTTGCCGTTACGGCGATGGCCTCGTAAATTCCTTCGGGGGCTTGGTCCGACTGCCCGCGCTCGATCTTGCGGGCATAGGGCTGAAGGTTCACGAAGGCGTATTCCGTGGCCTCCGGGATATTGCCCGGCGTCACCTCGGCATTGTCTGCAAACAGGCGGTGTGAGCGCTGATAGCGGCCTGTCAGGTACGGACTATCGAACAGCAATTGTTCGCCAATCCATTCCAGCACTTCTTGGACAAGATCGAACTCAGCGACGATGACGCCGTCTGGCTTCACTGAGGCAAGCGGCGCACCACGGCGGCCGTCGACCGTCACTTCGTAAGGGCTATCGCTGCCTGTGACCGTGCGGTTGTGTTTGCGGATGTCCGCGATACCTTCCTCTGCGAACTTCGCGAGGCGGGCTGATTTGGCCTTCGGGTCTTTCAAGTCGGAAACGAAAACCTCAATCGCCCGTGAGAACGGTGAGAGTTTCGCCATCACGCCCCCGATGCGATGCCGTCTATCGCCAGAAGCGTTTCGCCGTCGCGGTGGGTTTGGTCGTCCGGTCTGGCCGGGAAAACCAGCGTTACACCGTCCACGATCACACGGTCATTCGCGCGCAGCGGCAGGAAGGTTTCCGGCACGTCTTCAGCGAGGATAAGCACCTTCCGCTGTCCTACCTGTATGCCGCCCGTTATCTCTTCCGGCGCGAAGCCCCGGATTCTGGCTCTCACGTTTTGAACCTCGATTGCCGGATTGTTCGTTACATTCCTGCGAAGCGTTACGCGCCGACTGCCCATTTCGAAAAGCCGGGCATACTGTGCAGCGCGGCTCATGCCAGCACCGGACGAATCCAGCGGGCCAGAAGGGCACGCACGGTTGCATCTACTGCGGCAGTCGCACGATCCGGGCTGTCGTATTGTTCCCGAAAAGCGCCATCGACTTCGAAGCTGCGTAGCTGGCCTTGCGCGGAAGACCGTTGGTAGAGGCTGCCTGCCTGTATGATGATCCCGAACTTCACGCTCGTTGGAACTTCATCATCCTCAAAAGACCTGTTGAGCGCGCCATTCGGCCCGATCAGCATGTCAGTTGCGGCTTGCAGCATCATCGTGACAGTCGCGTCAGATGCACCGGCAAGGATATCGGAAGCGGCCTTAGCTTCAGCGGCTGTTACGGGTGAATCCATTACGATCCCCTCCCGTCACGGCCACGCTTGGCGGCGAGCTTCCACGCGGCAGTTCCTGGCTTGTCGGTCGTGTCTTCCAACGCGACGAAAAGGGAGCCGTTGTGCGTTACGGTGTCATGCGCTTTGAACTCGCCTTCTGCCCAAACACCGCGATAGACCATGGTCGGCAGGGTCAGGGACGCGGCAGCTTTGCGCTCGGCATCCTCAAACGAGAATTCGAGCGTGCGACCGTCATCGCCAAGCGAGACATCGAATGCGGTCAGGTCAAACCCGTCCTTGCCGTCGATACCATCCTTGCCGGGCTCGCCTTCCTTGCAGACGACGCCTAGGTTCTTCTCAGTGCCATTCGAATAGGTCAGCACCAAAGCGCCGTCCCGGTCGATATGTGCGCTTGCAACACTGTTGCGCTCAGCAAGCGCCTTCTCAAGCTCGGCAATGCGCGCCTGCATAGGGGCTAGGGAATTCTGTACGGCTTCGACCACCGCTTGCCCGAAGGCTTCACCATCAAACATGCGCAAGCCCCTTCGTAATTACTGCGAGGGCCTTCGCGGCTTGCAAGTCGGCCTCATTGTCGTTCTCTGGTTGCGGTGCCGGGGTCGGTTCGGGCTTAGCGAATGGGTCGTCAGAGTCGCGCTTCGCCAGCGCTTCAAGGCTGAAGTTCTGCTGCTGGATCATCGGGCTATCGCCACCGGAAACCGGTTTCAGATTAAGCCTGCGGCGGGCCTCATTCGGGCTGAAGATGCCAGCGCTGACGCCTTCCTTAAGCGTCTTCACAAGGGACTCTTCGTCCAGCCGGATCAGGTCATCGAGTGCGAATTCGCAGTGATATGGCTTTGGAAGGGAAAGCCCTTCATCTAGCGTATCTTCAATCGCGTTTATCAGCGGCTGAAGGCACTGGCTGTAATATTGCTGCGAAAGTGCAGCGATGTTGTTGTATGTCGGCGCATTCTCGACGCCTACGAGGTAGGCGGGAACACCCATCACCGAACAGATGGTTGTGGCGTTCCATTTCAGTTGCGCGATTAGCTCGCTATCAACCGCATTCGTTGCCAGCGGCGTATAGGTCAGGCCGTCGCCTACGACTGCAATCTTGCCGGAATTGGTGCCGGAGAAATTCGCTTCCCAATAGGTTTTAAGCTCTTTGGCGGTGTCTTCGCTGATTGCCTGCGGAGCCGTAAGAATTCCGCCCGGACGCGCACCGTTGCCCCAAAACTTGGCGGCACTGTTTGCAATCTCTAGGCCGTTGTGAGCGGCAAGGCCATTTGCCGAGATTGGCGAAAGGCCAATAAGCGGATGGTGTAGACAGTTCCAGCGGTCATGGATGATTTCCGAGGCAGGGACCACAAGGCCATGCTCATCAACCGTTCCTAGATCGTCGTGGCGCAGATCATAATAGATATCGCCCAATTCAGTAATCAGCGGCGTGACGCGGGTAGGGTCGAGTACGTATAGCGCTGTCACCACGTTGCGGGCGTCACGGCGCTTCAGAATGTAGGTGTTGCCGCTCTTCAGCTTCGAATGTACCCACGCCTCTATGAATTGCTGGCGTGTCTGGAAGCGGTTTGGCTTACGCAAGACCGGGGAGAAAGAAGCGTTTTCGGCTTCAATCCAAATTCCGTTTTCGTCAACGCTCGATAGGTGCAAACCCATCTTGCCGATGTCGCTGGCAATCAGATTGATGCAGCGGAAAAGCGTAGGATTGGAAAGAACGCTGTCGATTGTGTACTCGACGTTGCGCTGCCATGCGCCAGTGAAGGCCTCGCGGACTATTCCGCCCGTACCGCCACTTTGAACAATGGGGCGGGCAGTGGGGCGAAATGCTTTGGTTACCCGCTCCAAAAAGTTCATTCGTCTTCGTCCTTTGCACGCTTGCGGCGCGGCTTTTGCTTGGCCGGTTTGTCCGGTGAAATCTCTTTGGTTGCGTATTGCGCGCGGCCAACTGCAATCAGGGCGCGTCCATGATGATCAGGGGCTTCAAATTCGTCGCCTGCGGTCAGCATGCGGTTCGCGTAGCGGAACCTCGAAAGGGCTTTAAACATGGG